AAGAAGAGAGGATTTCTATCATTTTCTCTATGACTTCTCTTTTAATAAGCATACATCCAGTAGGAGAGTCTGTGCATTCCATAACACCTTTATTAACCAATATGTCCTTATCGTTAGGAACTTTCATTGGATATGTATGTAGTGCTTTACGAATATCGTTTGGTTCTTTTATCTGACCTTTCTTCATTTTTTCAAAAGCTTTTTCCCACATTAAAGTCTTAAGTGGGTAAGGCACAGATATAATATGTTTGTCTGCATCAAGCATTGCAAATATTGATTTAGCCTGAAAGTAAATATCAGAGTCAATAAACAATAGATGTGTTGCATCTGATTCTAGGAATCCTGCTACACATAAGTTTCGACCTTGTGTGACTAAGGACGACTTAATTAAATGAAATGAAACACCAATCTTCTTTTTAAAACATGCCTGTTGAAATTCTATTAACGCTTGTGTGTAGTGTATAGATACTTCGCTATGCACAGGTGTGCCTAAGAATATTCTATGTTTTGGTTTTACTGGCTTTTCGGTGTCCGGTTTCCAAAGTGGTTTGATAGCTGTATCATAATCAGATTGAGCTTCTACACTTACATCTTTTACAGTTTGATATGTATCTTCATTTATATATTCATCTTTTGGCATTTAAAGCACCTTTCAAAAAGTTTTGCCATTCAATTCCTTTTTTCTTCCAATTGTAAAATCTTTTATAAAACTTTTGCTGCTCTTCCAAGTGGTTTTGTATATAAGGTTCATGTAAGTAATTTGTAGCTACATCTATGGCTTGTGCAAAACCTCCGGCTAGTAATTCAAGATTACGAGTGTAGTTGACATAAATAGGCCACTCTGCACAAGTTTCCGGTAATGCTCCAAAGTTTGTAGTTATAACATGCAGACCTGCAGCCATTGCCTCTAATGCTGAAGCACAAAATGTTTCTTCAAATATAGAGGGGTAAACAAACATGTCATAGTCTGTCATGTGTTCTAAAATATATTCGTTTGGTTTGTAACCAATATAGTTTACATTCTTCAAAGATTTTGCCTGTTCAAATAAAGGACTAAAATCATTACCAACTTTCTCCTCAAATTCACTTCCGTATATTTTACAAGAGCTATAAACATCTAATGTTACATTTGTATTTTTAATCATCTGCATAGCAAGTAAAAGCACATTTAATCCTCGCCATGGTGTACAGTGATGTATAATTCTTATAGGTTCACCTTGTTTGTATATTCTTCTTTGTGGAAAATGATCAGCACCGTTCTTAATTACAACAGACTTTTCTTCTGGTATTTGAAAAAAATATCTAAACTTCTCATAGTTCCAATGAGAATTAAAAACATACCAATCGTACTCATCAAACCTGCTTTTATCTTTAAAAAACTTTTGTAGGTTTGGTTGATCCCAGGAATTTTTCTGCCACAATATATTTATTTTATTTGGGTCTAAGGGTACCTTGCCAGGTATTGATGTGCATATTTGAAATTGATCTAATAAATCTTTTGGAACATGTTTATATAAATGTTCCATTTGTATTTCTGTTGCACCTCTAGGCTCCATTTGACTCCTTAAATTTTTTTAGTGTTTGTTCATTTGTAATCAAAAAAAATGGTTGTATCCATCGTTCTTCTACTTTTTGTTCCATAACTGGTGAATGAAATATTTGTGAACTATAAAAAACACATCTATTCATTTTTGCACCTATTACTGCTGTTGGCTCATAGTCATCTTTTTGCGTGTAGAAGTTTGTACCATCTTTAATTGAATTAGAGTTATAATAAACCACTCCTGCAAAATCAAAGCTGTCACTATCTTGATGCGGTTTGTATTGATTCCAAGATGGAGATTCTTTTAATTCTGATAATTTAGTTTTTCGTAAATATGTTTTTGTATGTAAAACTTTTAAGTTTGATTGTTTCTCAAAAGTGTTTTGGAATATGGTTGCAAAATTAAACGGGTTATTAGGATCATAATTAAATTCAGATGTTTCAAAACATGGATAAGCTTTCATTCTGTCACCACCAAAAAAATGAGTTTGTGGTTGATAGCTTTGAAAAAAATGTAAATTTAAAAAATTAGACACCACCAAACCAAAATCGCTTGGTTGATAAAAATTATCAATAAGGTTGAACATTTATTTTTTTGTTGCAGCACCCATAGAAACTCTTGTGACCTTTATTTCAAGATCTTGTCTAAAATCATCAGCAGTAGTATCAGTGTTGGGATCAGCAACATCAGCATCGAATTCAGCTTTAGTTGCATAAACCTTTCCTGTTCTTTTGTGTTTAATGATTTCTTTTGCTTCAGCAGGTATTTTCGGTAAGTCACTCATGCACGTCCTTGTCTGTTGTATTTCTTATACGATCTTTTTTCAGATTTTGAAAGACTTTTTTTATGTCTTCTTGGCCTTTTCCTAGGTTTAGGTCTAGGTGTAAAATTAACAAACTTTCTTTTAGCCATTAGTCTCGATTAATTTCTAGTATTGAAGCTATTACAAATAACTCATTTGCTTGTGCTGCTTGTACTTTTAAGATTTCGCTCTCCATTAGAATTAGTGGTTCTGACAAAATTTGTGTTGTAGCTAGAGCTGCTATTGTTTTTGTTTTAGCAATATTGAATACATTGCCAGATGCATCTGTAAGAGTGATGTCGATAGTCGTGCCTGAATTAGCATCTTCTGTAACTAACAAGGATTTTACAATAGCTCTTGAATTAGATGGGCATGTATATAAGACAGTATTATCTGTCGTAGTTAAATCTTGTTTTGCATTTAAAAAAGTATTAGCCATTTAAAAACCAAGAAAATCTTTCTTGCTCCTGTTTTTGTTCATCTAAGAAAGTAGTATTTAAAAGATCTTTTAAGGTCTGTAAAGATTGTGATATCTGTCTTTGGTTAGTTTGTGAATATTGTTCTGTAGGTTCAGGTATAGGTAAATCAATTTTAGCCATAATTACACCATGGGTACACCATAATTAAACACACCATTTTGTACAAAAGGATTCACTGTCTGTATGCCAACAGCAGGGGGCATCATCATTTGTTCTTGTTGCACAGGAATTATTGGTGGTTGTATCAAAGGCACAATTCCTCCACCATCATTTGGTGTAAAAGTTGGTCTAAGAGATTCTAGGTAATCTTTGTACTGTTGCTCTTGTGCCATTGTATCAAGATTGTAAAAACTAGCATCAACACCCGATAAAAATTTATTTCTGGCTTGTGTATTCTGTGATTGTAAAAAAGGACTTAAAGCTGCTATTCCTAATCCAACTGGAGTTGGTATCACTCTTTTAGGTAAGTTTAATTGTTTTGCTCTAAAAACTTCTACATCTTCTTCTCTTTTATCACTAATCAACCTTCTGATTAGGTTATCCATTTCTGATTTTCTTTTAGCTTCTTTTGCTTCTGCAGCTAATACTTTATTAACATTACCTGATGAGTCAGGCACACCACCCATATCTTGTCCACCACCTCTTTGATCTCTTGGACTACGATCACGAGTTTTACCTCCCATACCCATTGCTCTATCTCTTGCACTCATTATCTCATACCATCCTGTTGAACATCAGCTCTAAATGTGCCAAACCTCCAACTTTGATCAGTTGAAGTATTTGCTATTTTTAAATTTGCAAATCTTGATCTGGCTCTTGTATCCACTTTAGCAGTTGAACTATTGATTGTAAATGGACCTAATGGTGATGATGTTGCGGTGTCCGTTGGAAAGTCTCGTAAATTTATGGTTACTTGTGCATCACCAGTCAATAATTTAAAGTCAGGTATAAATCTTCTCATACTCATAAAAAATTGACCATCTCCTTCAATAGCTAAATCAAAATCACCCGACTGAATAAAAGCAGGTATAGCTGTTTTGTTACCATTAGAATCAACCTGGTTGTTACCTGTTTCATGTTCATAATAAATACTAGAGCCATTTACTGCAGTAACTCCTTGCACAACAGGAAATGTAGGAACTCCAGAAGAATTAAATTCAGTTGCATATGGGTGATCGTATAAAGTAGCATCATGCCAACTTGTTCTTGATAGTGAACCAGTCGTCCATGTGTTTTCAGAATAGTTATATGTTACAACTCTATCAGGTTCAGTAGACCCAGCTTTTGGATAAAACCAATTAACTTCGTTATATAAATGATTTAGACCTGCATATACTTGCTCACCAGAATTATAATTAATGCCAAGGTTATCGCCTTTATCTGTAAATACAAAATCTTCAACTAAACAAGGTACTGATTTTACTGTACCGTCATAAACAAAAAAACCACCTGCTTGTCCCATCCACCAGACAGCTCCATTCACATATTTCATGGAGTGTTGACCTATAGCACCACAATTAGAACCAACTTGTCTTACAGAAAAAGTAAATGGTGGTCCTACAAATTGCATTACATAAGCTGATGTATCAGTTAAAATTAATATGTAATCTTTTGCTTTTGCAGCACCAATAATTTTTACACCAGAGTCTAATCTAAAAGTACCTGCAGTATTAGTTGATGTTGGTGTATAGCTATTGATATTTTCTTGATCAGAAAATCTTATAAACATTTTATCTTGAGAACCAGTTGTACCTATAGTTGTCTCTGTGCCTAATACAATTAAGTGTCTATCTCTTTCAGATACGATCGTTGCCACAGACTGTGTTGGAGCTCCTGTAACTGCAGTAGCTCTTGTTTGCAAAGCACCAGTTGTAACTGAAATAGGATCCCATTCAAAAATTTTACCATTCTTAACAGTAGCAATTAATTTTTCCCCAAAATGATCTAATGACCAAGAAGCAGGGTCTAGTAGAACAGATGATGTTTCTGAAGCTTCACCCCAAGCAGTGTAGTATTCAACAGATGCACCACTGCTGTGTGCAGACCGAGTTCCTGCAACTCCTCTGGTAATACCTGTTAGATTTGGTGAAGTAACTCCTGTGTAAGTAATAAACTCAGCCCCAACTTTTATAGTGCCAGATGTTGGAAACCCGGCAGTTGAAGCTAGTGTTATAGATGTGCCGACACCTCCAGTTCCTGCAGTGTCGTCTTGCAATGAACCATTTAAAGTTCCAAGTATACCTGATGCTCCCCCATAAGTTGAAGTACCCCAACCATAACCATAACTTTGAGAAAGTGGCCCTGGTTTAATGTATGGATTAATGGTTGCAGCCCCACTAGCAGAAACTGAAGTTCCTGCGTTTGATGCCATCGTAATTGTAAAAGTATCATTTGTAGGAACTGATACAACTTGAAAAGTGTTGTCTGTAAAATTAGCTGCGATGTAACCGGCTCCTGTAGGAGGCGTCACTGATGTAAATGTAAATAAATCTCCTTCTGCTAAACCATGAGCGATTTTATTAACTGTTACTGTTGCTGATGCATTGACAGTAGTAAAGGTTGCTCCT